CGACACCCGAAAGTGTCGTTTGAAAACTAAATCAAAAACTTATTACTCTCGGTGCCATGAGGACGAAACTTCGCCCTTGCCCTTGCCGAAGGGGACTTTTTGTGACTTTCCTATCACACCTTAATTGTACAACTGTATTCAAAATCTAAATCGTGGCATGTAATGACCGCAGCTTACAATCTCAAATTTAAGGAAAGCCAAACCTCAGCTAATAGTAAGCTGAGGTCCATAATATAGGAGGACCTGTGTAAAACATCAGGTTGAAATCCTCCCCAGTGGACACGTATGATAAAGCTAAATTTGTTGCTGCTGTATTCACCTGTCCAAAGAGTGGTATTTGTAAACTGTGCCCTCCAAAATGTGATGTTGTATTATTTTTCAACATCTTTGGGTTCACAAATTTATACCGCTCATAATACGGATCCTCTATTTCCATGATAGGGCTCCGTGATGGAACAATCGCTGTTGCTCCATTCCAAGAAGATGACATCTTCTTGAAAGCTGCTTGCGCAGTAGTAGTAGTTAGGGGTGATGAAGTCCCCGAAGCACTGTATGTAACCACACCAGACGCTATCGCATTCTGTCTGGTGCAAGCTATTAAACAGTTATTATTGGAAGAACCACTAGCATTATTCAACATAAACATATACTTATATCTGAAAGATCCTCTACATCCAGAGAACGCAGACATTAAATATACTAATGGATTCATCCTATAATTATTACCAGGAAAACTACCCGTGGTCAATAAATTCGTAATTGTATTTATACCAGCAGCGTCATTTCCCGGATAAAGTGGAAAACGTCTATTCAACCAAGAAACAAAATATAATGTAGTAGCTGTCGATCCTCCCGCAAGGGAAACCGCCAGATAATCAAAATATCTCTTCAAAATAGAACGAAACGTCACCACCTTTTCTCCAAATATTCCTAGATCCATATTCCTAGAACTACTGGAGGTGCCGACTTCAAAATAAGTCGGCTTCTTAGAACCATACACCTCCATTCCTGCGGCAGGTGTGAAAGGCTCTGTAATTGACATCAAATCCATATTAATGCTATCCGGAACTGCGACTTCGAAATCATCTCCTGCAGAAACATAAACATTAACATATGCCAAATTGCTAGCACTAGCGACAGCAGTTGTAGGAACACTCAAATTATTCAATACATATAGATACAAACCTCCATTACTCGAACTACTCGGTCCTAATGGAACTGTACCATATTGAATACTAGTAAAGTTCACTGCTCCAACGTATAAGGCCATACGGTCTGAGCACCAATGTACTTCAACAGTCAAATCAGTTGATTCGTCCAAATCCAGAATCGTTTGATAATTCTTATTGAAATCAGCGACATTAGGTACAGCCTTAGGATCATACAACAAACGTAATCTCCCTCTGTGAAATTTAGAGCAAACCACCTCAAATCTAAACTTGAGAGATCCTCTCCAATATCTAAAAGGAAACGATGCGTATGCAAGTGCTGTTGGATATAAAGCTTTGGTAACAGTATAATCAGGAATTAACTTATACAATAACGGAGTAACCATTACATTCCAAAGGAATGCGTCAGCACCCTGTGAATAATTCCAAGTAAACGTATCCAAATACGTCTCACGCCCAGCTATGCTCTTAATTGACAATTCATCACCAAAATTGACACCAGTAATACCCGGATCTATTGTTACTTCCTGTGAAGAATCCAAAGTTAATTTTTGTACCAACTCAGGTCTATCTGTATTCGCAAGATTACCAATATAATCAGGTCTCATCGGTGCCATAGGTGTTTCTATAGGCGGTCTAGCATAGCCAAACATCTTTGCTACGCTACCAATTGCTTTTGCTATCGTAGATGTGGCTGTGGCATAAGGTCCTATAACAGGAACCTTACCCATACTACCAGCCACGCTAGCTATTGATGTCATAGGTCCTGAAACCTTTCCATAGGTTTCATCGCCTGCTTGTGGCTGTAAAGTCAACGGTGCTAATGAAGTTGGCACCGAAATCTTTACATCTTTGGCCCACGCAAACACCGTTATTATAGGTGGATCCGTAGGCAATTCTGTGTTGGCATGCAATACGGGATTCAAAGTAAAATACCTCAAATTCCCCATCTCATACCAATCTTCGTTAGGAATACTCATGAAATTATTAGGCCAAAAGAATGGAAGCTCCATACACGCCCCTTGCGAATCAAGAGGTGATATGGAAACATAAGGTCTATGCGAAGCAGCATTGAAATAATATACTGCAGATGTGTCTGTAACAGAAAAATTATCTACCATAGAAGTACCACCATACGCAGATGAATCGGAAAAAGGAAGCCAATCCCAAGTCATCTTTCCATACTGAAATGCATTACCATTTACCACTATTTTTACACATAAATTACATTTTAACAAATTATAGTATGCTAACCTATTTTTAATTACCGTGTTGTTAAAATACAAAGCCCATGGATTCATAGATCCATTGATATTCGTAGCATAACTCCACGGTATTGTTGCAATTCTAATAGGTCTGCTTAAGAAATCACCCAATTCGACGTCGGTATATTCACCAACATTCGTTTCAACGTAATCAGTCTTAGGCATCACTACTTCGGGTTGCGGTGTTGAGTCCATAAACTCTATTTGTTGTTCTTTTTCACTTGTTGCAATCCAACTTTACAATCATAGTCTACGAATTACTACTCTATGAAGGGTACATTTAATTTGAGCGGCTACTCCGCGCTAAATAACGCCTAGATTTACCTATACCTCCGTACGCAAGCCTATTAATATTATCTAAATGAACAAATAATAACATATAACGGTAACCAATACGCACGACACTCTTTCAACGAAATGGCGAAAAGTGACCCGCCACGCACCACTAAAGTGTCTCACAATAGTCTTCAATCACTTCAAAAGTCTCAATGAAAACTTGTTGGGTGTCAGCTTCCATAGAAACTGGCCAGGGAAACTTAATCTCAATGCTCTTCAAACACTGTGACTCCATAACCCGTCTTTTGAAAGCAATCTCTTGCTCTTCAAAAGTTGAAAACTGATCCCTCGTAAACATTCCTAGACCAGCTTTCTGGAGCATAGTCATACACTTTTCAAAACGATCTTCATATATCTCTTTACCATGATAAAACCATTCAGTAAGAGCTGTTTGTACCATCATCTTACAATGTAATTTGAGAGTCTCACTCTCCTTACCACATTTTAACATGTGACAACTCAAACACCTATAAATGCTTTTCTCCTCAATCGGGCACATATAGGTTTGGTAATCCTCATTCCATATAATCGATCGCTTCAATAATGAAGCCTGCTCCAATGGGATGTACGGTACACTACCTGCTGATTTATCAGCCATTGTATACGCCATCCCCAACTTAGCCAAAACGTCTTGTATCGCGGTATGATTGTATTTCTCATATCCATCTTTTACTGACATGATATTATCATCGCCCAGCACAAGAATCCGTACACAATCATCAAACTTTACGGATGAAGGATAAAAAGTATAAAACACATACCTTTGATATAATAAATTAACTAAATTGTTAATCCAAACAGTCAATGGTTGACCGGATGGATTTGACCCACACATTGAAATGAAATCACCATTCCATTCATATATGGGAAAGCACGATTCGAATATAAGATTCTTAGCTATCCTTAGGTTTTCTTCACTATATCCTGCTAGCTCTAACATACACAATGTCAATTCGCAGGCTAAACACATCAATTCAGCCAAAACCTTCTTATCAAACTTTTTGTAATCTCCAGCTATAACATTCTTAGTAGAATATTCAGCCATATAATTACCTATCAAAGTCCAATCGTAATCGTGACAATTTGCTCCAGCCACAGTATTAAAAAGAAGATGGTTATCTGTCATAAACTTAACTAACATGCTCGTATACATACGAACAGCAACTAAATAGGAAACAGAACAACCAGCAAAAACTCTCACTTCTTCTTTCGTAACATTAGTGGGTTCATCTTTCAAAGAAGCTCTAAACACTACATTTGATCTTTCATCCCTTGATGCACAATCAATAATCCTATCTATCTCTTCGTCTACAGCCTTATTAGGCTCTAAACGAACTCCACAAGGATACTTAGTATCAGGAACTTCCTCTAAAACAACTTTCTTGGAGCAATTATGAGGATATCCAGCAGAAGTATTCATCTTCACTCTATCACATCCAGCAACACCAGGCACACCATTAATGGCGACCTCTTTGCTAACAGGATGAACCAAATCAATGAACTTCTCACCTGAAAATCCTTCATAATTTTTACACTTCTGAATCAAAGATCCTTTTAAGTCCTCAAAGGCCACTTTAAGAGTACTCGATTCAAAAGCGTTAACTTTCGCAGACATAGCAATTAAATTATCCCACCAAGGCCTCCAATTACCAATATTCTTGGGACTAGCCCATTTATGGTCAACACCAAATATTGGTTCAATATGTTCAGCCATAGGGGTTGGTTTAACCGTACCATAAAATCTGCGAGAAGTTTCAACACTCCCTAACCAATCAAAGCTCAAATTCTTCTCTTCACTCTTATCCAAGAAATTGAGCGGACTGCGTTTGGCACAGGTGCGTTTCAACTCCGTATGTGCTTTAAACTCACCAGCGGATGGAAGCAATGCCCTCCCCTTATTCTTTTTAAAGAAATCTAATGCAGCATCTACATATGATACTAGCAACGGGGCTGATCTATGCAACTTATCACTACCAGCAAGATAAAAGCTATGAATTATCGAAGGATTCGTACACGACAAAAACATAGACATACAATATCCAGATTTGGATTCATATCTCTCTTGTTTCTCATCATGTATAGCAAAAGTATATCCATCATACACTCCTACTGATGATACTGGAGTATGATTATCAAAGCGGGTAAAGGCCGAACCTTTCTTCCACAAATACTTTGAACCATCACTATCCAGCAAATGCCACAAAACATTGACATTATCCTTGACAATTCGGGTTGGTAGATATCTTCGAAGATCCTTCGCGGCTCCTAGATGACGCGTAAACAAAAACGCGAAATCCGTACCAGGTGGATAATAAATATCATCTTCATCCAATATCCAATTGGCGCTATTACAAATAACACCATTTGAATCCCTACGGACATTAATCAACTGTCCAATTCTACTCGCAACAATGTGTTTAGGTACTACTAAAAGCCCACCGGCCATAGTAACACCACAACATCCAATACAATTAGAACCTTCCGCGTCCGTTAAATTACGAATCCCAGGGGGAAACACCTGGACTCGCACCGTCTGAGTCTTCATAATATTATAAAGCTCTGACGGAGTAGTCTGAAACCCTGAAACACCAAATTTCTCTGGATAATTTTCAGGGCTTGCGGTCCAATAATTATTAGTGCGTTCATTCACTCTTGGTTCTGGAACCGCAAACGCATTACCACTTGGCTCAAATGATGGTTTAACTTTCTTATAATTGTAATAAGCAAGTCCAACAGACATCACCATTAAAGCACCAAAAATAATGCGGTTTTTGCGATGCAATGCGCTTCTAGCAGTCGACACAACAAAATCAATCGATTGTGCTAATTTAGTTACTGTATTTATATGTTTCCGGAATCTAATTCCCAGCAACATAAACGTACAGTTGATAAAACCCAAAGCGGGAATTGTCACAGACATCGCAAAACCAATAATTGGATTCACTATCATAACAGATGACATAAGAGTAGCGGTCATCACTCCAACAGTATGTCCAAATATTGATGTGAAATAAGCAAACTCTTCACAATCCTCATGCTTATTTCCTAGCCACATACCAAGTTTAAATGGAAAACGAGCTAATGTTGATTCTGCTCTATCTTTAATAGAACACCATCGATTAGCCCACTCCCACTGAGCTTGGGTCTGTGTGTCAGGTTCTCCAGGATCGGAACGCAATGCTTCCAACTGGAACTGAGATTGTGCTCGTCGCAACAACGCTCTACCATCAACTGTCTTTTCCACTATTTCCTGTACCTGGCTGTTCTCAATCCGGCGATAACGCAATAGGAGATGTTCAGCAGGGGGAATAACTTCCGGCCAGTTTAAGATAGAAGTCGGCACAACTTCACCAATCCTGGAGGTATCAAGGGTAACCCTATCCATAGCTATGCGATCATAATAATCCATATCTATTTCATGCAGGTCCTTCTCCTTAATATAAGCCCACCAATCTAATAACTTATTGTAGGCTTCTACCTGACATTTATAAGCTTTTTCAGTCATCCCTGTTTCAGAAGACATCTTCCATTCTTCACGTCCATTATATTCCTCATCACCAGCACTAGGCTGATAAGGAACATTCAAGATCGAATTCTGTAAGATGCCCGTCGAGCTAAGGACAGCATCAAAAGCTGTTCTAAAGTGTTCTGATATTCCGCTCTTCTTAGGAACCCAGGAAACACTTTCAATAGCCCACGTACGGTGACCCCGTTTCTTCTCAACGGGGGTAGCCTTACGCGAACCGGGTTTCATGGTTAATACAGCACGCAGTCCCAATTTTGGAACTATATATTTGGCGACAAAACGACACAATACCTCTTTATGAGGCGCACACTTACTACACAATGGAAACGTTACGTTATGCTTACATGAATGTGGATTGGATGTTACTTTCAATAAAGTCAAATAATCGGTTTGTTTCTTAGTTTTCTCAATACAACGTTCTTTTGAATATCTTTCAAAAGTTTCCCAAGGAACATCTTTCATAAGTAACTCTTTATCCTCTATAGGATCATACCATTTAACCACCTCAAACTTATACTTCTGAGCTACATGAGCGCCCCCTTCCTGTTCAGGAACAGGAGCACCTACCACTCTCTCAATAGTAAAGGTACAAGGTGGTTTTCCATACTTACGATTTTCCTCAGGCCACTTTTCTATATCCAACTGACCACCAGTCATATATCTATTTTCACAATTAACCTTCGCTATAACATCAAATCTACGCAAAATGGAAATAGGTTCATTTGAATATGTAACAGCATCAACTTCCTTCAAATTTGAAGTTGCTATAAGCAAATAAGGTGTTAAAAACACCTTTCCCTTCTCCTCCAAAGCAGGTTTATTTGCTGCTACTGTAATATTATTAGCCAAGCGTAACAAAGCATCCAAAGGATTCTTTGTCGTTTTGCTTGGTTTTGCATTACATATATCATCTAATACTACAGCTAATGTATTACTATCTAACATAGAATCAAACTCTTCATTCTGATTAGGTGTACGAATCAAATAAGGATCTGTTGGTAAACCAATAGATCCCAATAACGAAGGTGCCAAGGTTTGTGTTACAAAAGATTTACCGATGCCTGATTGACCCCATATCAACATTGTATATGGGGCCCTTCGAACACCAATTTTCTTTTGCAAACCAACCAAATCCTGACGTAACTGGAAACACTTTTTCAATCTATCAGATAAAGTTAATTTATAAGGACCTTTAACCATGGGAATTTGTTTTTGTAATTTATTAATAAGTTTGGTCACTCTAATATCTAACTGCGATATGTCTAATGTGCTAGTTATAAAACCTGAAAACATTGCTTGTATTTCAGTTTCTACAGTTCTAAATTCAATCTCAAAATCAATAAAATTCTCAGCATAAAAGAAATATTTAATATCTCTCTTACTATAAGCGGCATAACCACGTTGAACAAAATACATTATAGTATTCATAGAGAATTCAATCAACTCGACTCTGTGAAGAGTCTTGTTAACCCAATCTAATCCAACGTGAGCTTTACCTAAATCGAAATCAAAACCAAAAATGGAACACATACCAGCATCAATGAACATCTGTAACATAGCTTTCAAACGTCTCACCGACTCACTATTAGCTATGTTTTTCATTGTACCATCATCCATAGAAGACTCCGGTACAAAATTATCCGGATGAACAGGAGCACGCTCAAATCCAGCGCGCGGTTCCAAATCTATAGAGGAAGTTAAAGGACTAACTCCCTGCCATAAATCACCAATAGATCCAACTATATTTTTAACATCTGCTATCTCAAAACCAGTAGACCACAAAATAACATCTGTCAAATTCAGGAGAATAGACTTCTCAGAGAAAAATCTATTCTGAGCCCACATTAACAAAATCATCAATTTGTGTTTACGGCTAGTTGCCAGACGATAATTATATAGTAATAAAGATATGCTCTCAGAAAACGCCAATATCTTATCTATTGAAACCTGATCAGAATTACCACAGAACCATTTAAGTAGTTTAAACTTCCAGCCGATCTCAATACCAGCTTTAGGTTTAAATTCAGTATACTTGGGAAGCTTACTATAAATATCTTCGATGTCTAACATAGTAGCCTTCTTAGGTATACGAATTGGTTTACTTGGTAAAATGGGAGACAATTTTTGATCCCAAACTTTCTTTCGCTTTTTCTTTTCGTATAAATCCCTGCGATACTCCTTCTCAGTGCCACCACAAGGCATAAACACTTTATATTTTTCTTTTCTATGAAGTCCTAAATTACTTATACGATCACTCAAATAAATATTACAAATAGAACACACAACAAAGTATAACAAGAAATATTGAGAATAAACAATACACGAACCTAATTTAATACAAAAATATTGCAATAACACATATACTAATGTTGCTACTTCTGTATCCATAACTAAATATTTAATTCGACTAAACTTAATTCTATAAGTTTGAATAATGAACAATGTTACACAACACGGAACACTACAAATCAACATAATACTTAATAATGGAACAATTAAGTGCTCTACTACTATAATATCCAAAATCCATGTAAGTACTGGTAGCAAAGAAATGATAATCCTAAAATCTACTCTAGTTGTATAACTACTATCAAAATAAAACATAACAATTTTATATAAATGCAATAAACAATCACAACTGAATTTGAAAGAAACTGCATAACATAAAAATAATTTTACAAGATGTGAAACAAAACTAGAGCACACTAACAAAAACTGTAAGAAATAATACACAACAAACACATAGGAATTGCTTAAAGCAACTTTCATTGAATCAAGCAATGGACGAGCCCAGCGCGCTTGGCATAGCGCTAGCATTGATCGGATATGGGTACTATCTTCGGTTGGGCCCATATTTTAAAATTAAGTTTTTAAGTGTACAACTTTGTAACACATATAACTCGAATTAATTACGCACAATAAGTTTGCCACCGACTTGCTTTGGTCTCAAAATTTTACTTTGTGGATTCGGTTTTTCCTACCACGGAATCCCGTGGTGCACGCTTGCCCAGAGGGTATATACCGCTCCATTATCAAAAACCTTGGAACACACCCAAACCTCCGCTAGAGGCATTAGTGTGTCATGTTGAATATTATTCAATCTCACTGATTAAAACTTACAATTTAAATGTTATCTCGTTTTTCAGAACGTGACTAGGACTAATTGAAATTTCCGCATGAGGGGACCTTGCATTACATAATGAACTGACGCATCCGAAAACACCGTTCAAGCTTAACCTATATTGTCAAGAAATTTCTCGTCTCTACTAGAATATTGTGAAAACTTATAACCAAATAAAGTTCTTTAATAACCACCAGGTGTCTTTCTAACCCACCCACAATAACTAAACACAGTGTCCAATTGTGTTCACATTATTGCATCGTCTTATTGCTATCATTAATGATTTATATGATCAACAAAGTTAACAACTTGTTTAAAACCCTTAGTTGGGTTATGAAGACACATTTCCAATTTATAGTTTTGGAAAACTTAATATAACTCTTAGTTGAGTTAATAATAGACTTAATTTTCTGGTTTATAGTTCCAGCAAACATTATATTTTTAAGATACCATCTAGGATGGTCCTCCATGAGCATACCTATCTTAAAAACAAGCAAAGTATATATTAACCAGGTGTACAGTTAAATATACTAGTCTATCACTCTCGTTGTGGCTTATTTTGATACGCCCACAATACGTATGGTCTTTGATCTAATTATTTACAACGAAAAGATCAACGTTGGTTGAAACCCATATTCAATAAATCAAAATCAATTGATTGTCGCTACAGCGTAACACCCCATAGCATATAGCTCATTATACACATCATGTATAATGGGCGTGAAAATCCCATAGTATCGACACATCATGTCGATAAAACAAGACTTTTACACAGTGCATGACAATTTGAAGTTGACAAATTAAAATACCTATTTCATGGAGTTGTTACAGGAAACTGAACAACTAGTACCAGTGAGGTAGCTTTCAACAACTACCACAATAACGCCGACGGGAATGTCCCG